CTTCACGTAGATTGCATAAACGATTATTACTCTTTATTCTATCTTTATGGTCTATATCATTCTCTGGCATATATCCGTAATACCAAAGCCAAATTATTCTATGATTTGGGTACAAATTACCATCAATACCTGTTAATAAATATCCAGTTGGGTGTTTATTGCCAACTTTATCTCCAGCAATAGCTCTGCTTGCTGTGGTTATCCTTCTTATCAGATCCCCTGTATCCGGATTATAATCAAATAATTCTCTAACTCTTTCTTGTGTAAGCATTCCAATCTCCATTGGTACTCAATAAATTAAGGGCAGGAAGTGAGTATCTTCTTTTCGGCTGCCGCCTATCCCTTAAATCCTATTCAATAGTGTTTGGGAAATAGTGTAGTATATTGATATGTCGGCATGAACGTTTCAGACATCGCATCCGTATACTTCCATGTATCTCTATGTCAACAACTGGTTCACAATTTTCCCTTTTGCCGAACCGAAATTGCCATATACCATTTGGTAACTTGCTGAGTAACTATTTACCACATTTCTCACAGAGAACAAAAGTACTCATTTGGTTCCCCATTTCAACGTTATGGCAATAATCTTAAAATTTGTACCATCTGCGCCATACTGTACACCTGATTCTTTGGTGTCCATATAGCCAAGCATACCACCTACCTCAGTCCAATCATAATTGTAATAAGGTATTCTGCGGCAGCCATCTGGCATGGACTCATCTACCATCATATCCATCAGTATATCACGCAGGGCAGATAATTCAATCCCACCTTCATCATTTCTACTGAAGCAGATTACTTCTAACATACCAGTTGATATAGTGTCAATATCAATCCCATTAAATCCCACTACGATCCAGGATTTCAGATCAACACCAGCAGTGTTCTTCGGTATAGAATATTGTCTATCAAAGAAAACATGTTTTCCTCGGATATTCTGTATCTGGTTTGTAAAAAACTTGCGTACAGACATCTTATACAGAGATTCCTGGAGAGTTGGATCAACCATTCTCAACCGCCTTTATTGTACCATTAATCCAATTCATAAAGTCAGTAGTAAAGAAATCATGGGCCTTCTTATATTCTGGTTCAGAAAGGTTCATAGCTACGGTAGTATGGTTCATTGCTTCCCGTAGCATCTTGATTTCTGATAGACGAAACTCAGCAATGATTAATATATCTTCTGGTAGTATCTCAAGATTTCTCATCAGTCATCCATTTTAAGTTCAGCAGCATGTTCAGCCAACCAATCTAAATCTTTACCAGTAAGACCATTCAGTGTCTTTTTCAATTCCTTCCTGTCAGCAGCATCAAAGGTACTGACTTGAGACATGCCTTTTTCACCAACATGCTTAGTCAATGAAATTCCACCTTCTCCCATACTTGATCGGAGAAAGAGATCATTCATTACCTCAGATGAGAAATCACTGTCTGGGTTCGCATTGGCCATCTCCATACTGCCCTGACTGATACCTCCAGCCATAGGGGCATTATCATACTTACCCCTGACCTTCTCAATTATATATTTATTAGCAACTCTTTGTACAGACTTCTTCACTATTTTATGCAGTGCAGGTGCAATCGTTTGTGAGAAGTAGACAGCAGCTAAACTGAATAATGGGCGCGGTGGCATCCACTTTGTACCGTATTCCACCCAACCAGCATACCGTTCTATAGGGATCTTCTGTGCCAATCTTGCTGTACCTGCATGGGTAGAAAACCCTGTGGGCGTTACCATCTTTCTACGATCAATTCCTATTTCATATCCCTTACCACTTTTTCTGGCTATGATATTTTGGTATACATTCCCACGGAATTTCCACATTTTATCATATGTAGCCAATCCCTCTCTGGAATCGATATGTTCCTTACTCAATGGTGGCCAGTTCTTACCAACCTCAATATCACCATCAATAATAGACTTTATTGTGGCTACTCCTGCGTTTTTCGATGCAGTAGTGTACATCCCACCACCATTGAGATTCACCCATTTAGAAACAGTATGTGCCGTAGCAACATATTTACCAAATGCAGACTTGAGATCTTTGTAGAAATCGTTCAGACCTCGTGGATCTACGGCTATTAACTGGCCTCTGCTTTTGAAGAATCCTGGTGCCATATTATCTGGTATCCTCTGTCAATCCACAAATCATACAACCAGGAAATCTGTACACATCAACTGTCTCAATACGGAAATATTTAGTGGTATCTGTGTACACGGGATACCATCTATCTCCCACCGCAGCATCTATTCCACCAGGAAGAACTAATATGTGCCGTTCTCTCAAGAAGAATTGCGTTTCATCCGCGAATACAGGACCAGCATTAAATTTATTTTCATACTCTAATGCACGAATACTTGATGGATTTGGTGCCTTAATGGTAAAGACGGTTCTTTGTACATAATCTGTTGGGTCTGTTGTAACTGATGGTCTTTTTAATACACCATTAACATTACACTTGAACAGCGAAATACTGTTATCAACTACTCCATCTTCAAAATATGATGGTATGACATTAGTGGCTACATAGAATGTACCATTCGATTCAATTATATCACCATTACGTGCATTTGTGTCATGGGCGAGAGTGAGAAGGCTGAAAAATTGGCGGGTAAACTCAGAAGAATGTTCTGGGTATGCTTCTATATCCCCCAATTCAGAAAAAGTGCTGCCATTGGTACGATAAATTAAAGTCGTAGTACCAAGCTCCTGTAATACTTCCTTGATATCCGCACCAATTTCTGACATGTTTCGTACCGTTAACTGTAAGTTATATCTCTACCAAGTGCATCATAAACAAAACCAGTTTCTAAATAATAGCAAAATTCATCGTAGACAGGGCCAAATTCATCTTCCATTACTTCCAGCCATTCCCTGTCCATCTTTTCAATAAGTTGTATGTAGTGTTTGAAACGGTGTTCAATATGGATCTGCTTGTACTGAAATTTGTGGGCAGCTTCCACCATTAATATGTAAATAGCATGACGACGAACCCTCTCCACTATCCAATAACTTTTAATGTTGTCAGTTATTGGATAGATAGCGGAGAGTTCCTTTTCAGCCTGGTCAGCAGCCTGATCGAATCCATTATCCGAAACCTTATCAAAAGAACCACCCATAAGGTTCTTGGTAAGATCAATCAACACTAATCTGGATTCAATCACCATTGCCTACTCCTTTGGCTTCAGGATTTTTGCCTTTCTGGTCCTTTTTACAGGGACTTTAACGGGCTGCTGTTTTTCCTCTGTGACAGGCTTTTTCTCTTCAGGGGTAGTTTGCCCTTCGTCTTGTACAGAAATTGATTCTTCAACAGGAGAATCAACGGTAATGGCTGGTTCCTTAATTTCTTCTACAGGTACTTCAGGGATCAGGTTTTCCTCTACCTCTTCCACCAGATCCATCGGCAATTCTGTTACTTTGATGTATCTGGCGTTTTTTCTTACTGCGTCAGCGATGTCGGGTGGCAGTTCAGCAATGGTGCCAGTAAAAACAGCACCATTGCTGAACAGTTGTCGTCCCTTCAACGTGGTCAAGAGTTGTACTTTAATCTTCCTCATTGGATTGTCCTCTTTGTGTTGACTGGTATTACTTCACGATGTACTTGAAAGTATTGTTCGGAAAGTAAAGAACGGGCAGACACTTATCCTGGTTTCTTAACCAGGTTCCTTCTGGATCCCACTCATCCTTCTTGTCCGAGTAGTAACCCCATCGACGACCAAGACCATAAGGAGCCATAAGGATCTCAGCAATCTTTGTACCATCATTAGCAACCGGATTCATCATAAAGAAGGTATCGTCACCGATAAACTTCTTACGCATAACAACCTTATCAATACCTGCAGTAAAGGAAAGAGTTGGTGCGGTGGCTACAGTGATCACACCAGTCGTCTTGTTAACAGCAGTGATGGTCTCGTCTTCCCAGACATTAGCTTCTTTGACTTTAATGAAACGGAGAGTACCACCAACTTCAAAGTCAGAAGGATCATCCACAGTTACAGTGGTAGAAGAACCGCCAGTAACAGCAGACATAACCCAACCCTGAACCTCGTACAGCTCGTCGTAGGTAGTCAGGTTAAGATTGAGCAGAGAACCAATAACTTCACGTGGTCTGGAGAACAGGTCACCAGCACCAAATGCAGACTTACTCAGCAGTGCTTGGATCTTGCTATCAAGAATAAGTAGCTTGAGCAATTCGCTGTTCAGATAGGCGTCCGTTAACTGAACCCCTGCATCGTTGGCAACTACCGTCTTCGCATCCATAATATCTTCAACAGGATTACGATTTGCACCATCATCCCACTGGCGATCAGCAGCAAGCGTTACCATATGGGAGGTAGGAATACCATAAGATACGCTGACATTGGTTTCTCCTTTAGTCACATAGGAGAAAGAACCGTTTACCAGCATCTGAGCAGTCATCCACTCACGACGACGATCCATACGATTACGTAGTTTCAACAGTCCACGAGCCAGCTTAACTTTGGCTGTTTCATAGGTAGCATAGGTACCGAGCTGCCGAAGATTGTTCAAAAACTCCTCATCAAAGTACATCTTCTCTTTGAAGAAGGCGGCGGTTGCAGACCCTTTGCCAACACCGTCGAGCCCAATAGCAGGAGCTACCGAACCAGGAGCAACAAATGGGGTCATACCAGCACTGCCGAACTCAGTTTCCCATGTAATGGTATCTGAATCTGCTTTGTTTTCACCAAACATATTGGTGAAGAACAGGTTTGCCGCTTTCGGAAAAGCGTGGATAACCTTGTTCAATGTTTCCAATTTTAGTTGGGGAATCCCTTCACTTCCTTTCATTTACTTACCTCCAAAGGCGAATATATCGGTTATACACCAATTATTTAAGAATGGTGTGCTGACCATCAGTTACAGCAGACATATCTGTAACGGCAGCAGCATCCCAGTTGACGAGAGAAGTGGTGTACAAAATAGCATTAGAAATAACCACTGAAACGTTGGCTCCCAATGCGGCTTCGCCTTCTCCGGTATTACAATCTTTATCGAGAATGTACACGGCTTTAGTAAACGGTGTAGAAGCATCCCCTTCGACGAAACAGCTGGCAAAATTTGCTACTGTAAAGTTGGCGTCAGTATCAAGAGCCGTTGTGAAGGTGATGGTTGCAGAATAATCCGTCGTCTTAACTGCTGAAACAATCGCACCACCATCATGTAGTGCCTGGGCCCCACCGTTATTTCTGACCAGGATCAGGTTGTCACCAGCCTTGAAACGTGCAATAGTGGCAAGCGGAACAACAATCGTTGTGGCTGTTGATGCGAGGTCAGAGAGCGCAGGGGCAACAGCAAAAGTACCATAAGCTGCAAGTCCAGTGGGGACATAAGGAATAAGTCCACTGGTAGTTGTGTTGACTGCCATTACCGTACCTGCTGTCAGGTAACCGTAACCGGCATCAATCGTTTTATCTTTGATAAGGGCGATGCTCCGTTCACTGTGAAACAGACGCTTGGAACCTGGAGTCTCCCCGCTGCGAATCACTTGAGGGGTATTTCCTTCAGACATTGTAAATCTCCTGTTTGAAATTATTGGTTTCTACTATTACATTCCAGCGAGTTTCAGAAGTTCATCGGCTGCGGCATCTGGAGTTTCACTGTCTTCCTCTTTACCAGTAACAATCGAGAATCCCTGGATAGATGAGGAACTGCCAGAAATGGACTCTTCCCAATCAGAAATTTCAGCATCTACATGGGCGGAATATTTCTCTTTGTCCAATTTTCCTTCGACAATAAATCGGTCTGGTGTCAGCTGGTTCTTGACTTTGGTGTGCATACGCACAGGGAGAGTGGATGCAGACAACTTGGCAGATACAATACCATCAGCGTAGGTTTGCATATCACGCTCATCACGTACCGCGGCACCCTTCTCCAGTGCTGCAACACGGTCCGTAAGACCAGTGTTCTCTTCTTTCACAGTTGCCACTTCACTCTCCAATTGTTTGATTTTCGAATCTTTTTCGGCAATTGTCTGACTTACTTCTTGTACTGCGGATTCCTTACCTTCGGTGAAGGCGGCTTGATACACACTCTGGTGATCTGCCTTTAAGGTTTCCAACGTCAGGGTTGCCTCTGTGCCCTTTCCAGACATAGACTTTCCTCCATTTTCTTTTAAAAGTTGCTCAAAGGAACCGAGTCTGTCAGCCATGCCAACATTCACAGCATGTTCCCCTATCAAAATACCACCACGACCAAAGTCAGACATAACCTTCTTGACTGTCGTGTTACGAAAATTTGCTACAGAAGCTATGAATACATCGGCAAGTGCATCCATTTGCTCCACTACAACCTTCTTGCCCTCGTCCGTTGTAATGTCTGGGCGTTTATTTGGGCTTGCGGAATTGACGATCTCTACGGTATCGCCAGATTCTTTTGGGTAAGCTACAACTACACCGATGCTTCCTAAACGGCTGGTTGCATCGACAACAATCTCGGAACAGGCAGAGGCCAGCCAGTAGGCTGCCGAAGCACCTGTTCCAGAAACATAGCCAATGATTTCCTTCTCCTTCGAGAATTCACGGATCATATTGGCCATCTCATTAACGCCTGTTACATGCCCACCAGGAGAATCTATATCCAATATGATTTTGGATATTTCATCATTATGTACTGCAGCATCTATATCCCTGGCAAGTACCTCTATGGATGTTGCCCCAGATATGGCGGTCATTAAATTGGATTTAGGGAAGATAGGACCACTGACAGGAATAACTGCGGTGCTGCCAAACATCTTGGCCTTTTCTGCATTTTCCATATACTGCCCACGTCTAACAGTAACTGCTTCCAAATCACCCTGTCTCTTGGCTATTTCGATTATGGTAATCATCCACTCTTCGGAGATTAACCATGGCGACCCGAACAACTGGGAAAATATTCTATCGTATGTGTGCTCAGATTCTTTTTTCAATGGTTCTCCTCCATGTGGATTTACTATATGATATCGGTACTGAATGTAATTGTCAAGTTTTATTACCAGTTGAGTGTTATTCCCTGGTAGAATTTTTTACCCCGTTTTTCTTTATGCTCTCAATCTCTTGCCGCGTATGGTCACGCTCTTCTTTTGTCAGTGCCCGCTCAAAGGCCGACACCTCGATGAGGGTCGCAATAGCAGTTTCCACACGGTGTACGGATTTTGCTATCTCGTTAACGTTACAGGATATGTCATCAATAATTTTTTGTACCTCTTTTTTATGCACCTCCTGACTGAGGCGTATTTCCTTTTCAAATGAGATCGACCGCTCCGCTTGGGTTAGAGTAGCACCAGCCATCCAACCCATAAATGTCAAGAGGAAAAACGAGGAGATAATTACCCCCGTTTTTACCTGTGTCCGGAATCTCTCCATGTCAGGATGGGAAACACAGTCTGCACATTTTCGTCTATCATTGTTGCTCTCTCTTCGGTCGAGGCATTCAATCCCACCGTCGTGTTGGTCAGTTTGCATAGTCACCTTGGGGGTAGTTGAGTGTTGTCATAGCCAGTCGGTGCAACTTCTTCTTGACGGCTGGATTATCAAGTGGGTAGCTGTAAGCCTCGGCGGCGATCTGACTCTCATAGAGTTTGACCCCGGTTGTCATAACCATTACCAGCCAAAAAAGACAGACTGCTTCAGCCTGTGGACGCCGCCACCACTTTATTTTAGCAAAGACCAGCCGTCGCGCATTGCGATACATGCGCATGTTGGCCTCGACAAAGTCTTCCAGACTGCCATCACACATCGGCCAGGTACAGTCATGGTCAAAACAGAGGCAGGAAACAGGGACACCACATATCTTTTCCGGGAAAAGTTTCTCCGCCCACCCTGAGCCAGGCCCGCAGAATGACGGCCATTTATTAAGGGGAAGCTCATGTGGCCAGACATCCGCCAAAAACTCCAGCACTTCCAGCCTGGCCCCTTCGTAGTGGATCGTCCGCGTCTCAATCATTACTCCTCTTTCAGCTTGAGTACCGCTGCCTCGATGGCCGAATTTATTACCACTGAGGCTAACTCTATACCTGACTCCTGGAGCCGATTAGAGATAAGGTTGAAGGCGACCTCTCGCTTCTCGTGCCCCTCCTTGTCCTGCATATTAGTTGCTATTGCCTGTACGGTTTCCTGCGTGGCCTTCATCAAGATTACGCCACTCTGAGTGAGAAGGATTTTGATAAACGGTTTCAGAAACTCAAACACCCCACTGAAGATAAACTTTATTTTATCCATCGTTTCACGCCTCGTATTAATTTTTCAATCCATCTACCCCAGCTCGGCTTCAATGGAACGGTCTTGCTTAAGACTAATTTTCTTTTTCGTAGTGATTCTATTGGAGACGACATTTATCAGCACCAGTATTCCACCTAAAATTTGTAATACCAGATCCTTCATTTCTTCCGTGATGACAAAATCAGGATACTGCCATTTTGCCACGGCGATTATTCCAGCAATGATCGCTGTAAGATAGTTGGTTAACTCGGTCCCGGCTTTCCACTTCTCTGGATCTTTAATAATATTTCCTGCTTGCCATGCCTGATAAATTGCTGGTATGTTCAGCATATTTTTACTCCTTTGCTTGCGACGTTACTTAGAGCATCCTCTTTGGTAATGGTGATTCCAGCCGGAAAATTAATCCATCCCGTGCGGCTTCAATATAGTGTACATCCCAGTCAGGTACGGTCTGTTTAATCAAGTGCATTGCTTCCGAAATAGTCATATCTGATGGTACCTTGTATAGTCGGTATTCTCTGGTATGTAATAACTCATTTGGAATCGTCACTACCACACCTTTTATACCTTTCCCGAAGTTTGAAAACTTTATTGGTTTCCTTAATAGATGTTCTTTTGAGTGCTTTCACATCACATGAAGAACCAAAGAATATAACCAATAAAATTATTGCATAGTGTTAAGCTGC